AAGGTTGCACATGGGTCAATTCTCAGTGACAATTTTGGCCGTTGCCGGGTCAGTTCTCAGTGACAATCAACAGCCCGGCCCAAGAATGCCGCGCACATCGGCCGCCAAAGCGCGCAGCGCCTGCACGGCCGGATAGGTGGATGCGCCCGAGCGGATTGTGGTCAGCCCCGGCATTACGCTGCCAATCAGGAAGGTATCGACGCCGCCAGCGACTGCGCCGAGATGGGCGTAGTGCAGTACCATGCGCCGCAGCCCCCAGTCATCGGCGGCGCCAGTCCAACTGACGGTCTCCCCAGACACCGCGAATTGCGCAGGTGAGGCCGCGCCAAAGAAACCAGCCACCTGCACCGCAACAGTGGCGGTCTTATCCACGGTCCCGGCATAGCCCGCCGCAGGAGAACAGGTGATCCGCCCACGCCACGGGTAGTCCGGCTGACCCAATGCCGCTGCAGTGTCGGAATACGGGTTGGGTCGGGTGTTCCCGGGCGGAACATCCATCAGCAGTGTGGGCGAGAGCGTGACCCGCAGCCCGCGCGCCTTTGCCTCGCGTATCGCCTCAATCAGCGCAAAATCCGCCGGTGTGCCGCCATAGGCCGGGCGGCCATCTCTGGTTTGGCTCACCAGATGAGCAGTGACGCGCGCCACCCCATTCACGCGCCAGGTCTGCGGACTGGTGTTCTTCGCCGCCACCTCCACGCCCGGCTTGATCTTACAGGCCCCCGCGCGCATGTCATTGCCGAACCAAGCCACCGGAAGCGTCAGGCTCTCCACGTTTGGCGCGCTGGCCTGCAGCTGGTCCAGCGCCACCAGCATGTCGGTGGGGGCGGTGAGCACGGTCAGGTTTTCTGCGGTCTGCGACCCGTCGCCGCCCTTGCGAATGCCAGTCGAGGCATAGGCGAACTCGCCGGTGCCGGGCAGGAACGCAATGGCGCGGGTGAGCCCTTCGGCGGTGTCGGTGTCAGCCAGCGGCCGATAGACCTCGAAGGTCAGCTGCGGCAGGCGGTTGCCGTAATTGGCAAGAGCCAGATCCTCAAGAATAACATAGGCGGTGCCGCGATACGCGGGCGTGCCGGCCGCACCCATCTTCGCCGCGATGAACGGATCGGCGGTCTGCACCTCATCGCCCGGATACCAGCGCCAGGTGATGCCTGCGGTATCCAGCAGCTTGCCATCAGCCCAGATGCGCCCGATCCCGGTGATCGGCCCCTCGCACAACGCCACCGCAAAGCTCGCAAAATACAAATACTCGGTGGTCGTGACCTTGCCGCCGCCCCCGCCTTTGCCGCCACCTTGCGTGGTGGTATTGGTCTGCTCGCGGAAATCCGTGGCCCAGATCACGTTGCCGCCCATGCGCATGCGACCGTAAACGCGGGGGAGCACAGCGCCTTCGGTCGATGACGTGATGCGCAAGCTGTCGAGTCGCGGGCCCTCAATGCGCTGGCTGGGGGCCAACGAGGACACGATCCAGCTGTCGATACCGGCGCCGATGGTAGAACCAACAAAGCCGCCGATGGTGGCGGCGGTGACGCCAAGAATAGACCCGCCAATGCTGCCGCCGATGGCGGTGCCGACGGCCCCGAGAACAAGTGTGGCCATGCAGACACCTCAGCGTTGCGGAAACAGGAAGGCGAAGGCGATGCGCCGCCGCCAGGACGGGGTGAGCGGCTCTTCAATGACGCCGAGCCGTTCATAGGCATGGAGAAATGTGCCGGGGCCGGTCACGATCCCGACATGTTTGGCGATCGCGCGCGGTGCCATGCGAAACAGCACGAGCGCACCGGGCACCATATCAGCAGGTTCAACCTCGATCATCATGCTTCGCGCACCCTCAGCGAGCACTTCGCGTGGACCGATCTCGCCCCAGTCGCGACTGTAGGGCGGGACCTCAAACACCTCCGGCCCAACCACATCACGCCAGACGCCGCGTGCCAGCCCGAGGCAGTCGCAGCCGACGCCACGCAGGCTTGCCTGATCGTGGTACGGTGTCCCGAGCCAGGCACGCGCTGCGGTGATGACGTGGTCGGGATCAGCTGGTGCTCTCGTGCATCCCGATGCGATGCACTGCCGCCCGTCGTTTCCGCTGGAAGCGACGTTCATCACAACACCCCTCCCTCATGCCCGCCATCGCGCGTGGCGTAGCGCAGGATCGTGTCCTGCCCCGGGATATGCGGAAAGCCTCGGAAATTGGCACTGTTGGCAAACTTTGCAGCGCAGGTCTCGATCCGCTTGTCGCAGCCCGCGCGGGCCGTGAAGGTGTCGCCGGTTGCGATTGGCCAGACGGGTGCCTCGAGCAAAGTCAGAATGGCAATGCCGTCCGTGACCTCATGTGACAGGACCTCGATCCGGCGTCCTACATTCTCACCGCTGTCCCACTCAACCGTGCCGAAGGCAAACCAGCCGGGATCAAACGCGCCGAGCCCTGCGGCCCGAGACACCCGATCGCGCAGAGGTTCGAGAACCGCCCCGGTGCCTGTGAAGGCCGGGTCATTGAGATCGATCCGGCAGCGCCCATCGCCAAGATCGGCATCGCAGCTGCTCTGGAACATCCGCCCGACGGTCTGACCCAGAATATGAGCAAGGCTGCGGATCTCGGCGATGAAGGCGGTCTGGCCCCGCCGTATCTCGCCAATGGCCCCCTGGCGCATCAGCACGCGCTGGCCGGGATCGGCCCAGTTCACCCGCCAGACCTCAACTTCAGCCGCGTCCCAGAGCCCAGCCAGAATGTCGGTCTCGGTAATGCGATCAGAGGTCAGGGCCCCTTCGGCGTCCTGCGCATCCACCGACAGATCAGACCCTGTGCGGATCTCCGAGGCCGTCAAGCCGCTCTCGGGCTCGAACGCGGTGTCCTCGAAGTTGAGCGCCTGGTCATGATCGGTAAACCCAAAGCTCACGCCATCGGCACGGGTCAGCCGCCAGCACCAGGCCAGCGTCGTGGTGCCGCTATCGAGATGGGCTTGCAGATCGGGTGAGAGGCTCTTCATTGTTGGCTCTCCACCTCTGCGACTGGCGCTGCTAAATCTTCACGCGCGATGATCTCGTCCATCACGGCCAGCAAGCATGCGAAGGTTGCTCTTGCCTGCGAAGCGAGATCATCCCTGCCGCGGGTGTGTTTGACCCAAGCCTGCACGGCGCCGGGATCGCGATAGGTGATGTGCGCACAGGGCAGACCGCGCTTGACCAGCGTCGGGGCAAGAACCCGCCCGCCTGAGCGGTGCGCGCCGTGCAGCACATAAGCCGCGCCGGTCGTGTCCACGCCACAAAGATTAAGCGCAAACCGCAGGGCCGCCCGGCTTGGTGGCACAGGTGGTAGCACCGATAGGTCCGCCGCCAGCAGACCGTCGCGGAACATATCCGCAGGCAGCGCCAGATCAACCACTTGGTGCAGCGTTCGAAACGCATTCAGCCAGGCCGCCCACTCGGCGCGGGTGATTTTGCCTGCCGCCATGCGACGCCCCAGCGGATGTTGCTCGCAAGCGTGATGCTGATCACGCGTGGCTTCAAACAAGGTCATTGCGTCACCTCCAAAAGGTATGCTGCCTCGAATAGCCCGGCCACATCGGCGCTCTCGGAGTCGACCATGGCCTCAAGCTGCGCCGCCACTCCGCGCTCGGCCCTGAAGCAGGCTTTGACATGGCCGCCCACCGCCTGCGCCACCGCTGTCACTTCAGCCGCAGTCAACTCTGCCCATCCGCTGTCGAGCTTGTAGGTGACGGGTTCGGAAATGAGGCCCATCTGCAGCGAATTGACCACTGCGGTGATTTGCGCCTGGCTTTCGCGTGTGGTTTGGATGCGCTGTCCGCCCGGCAGATCAAGACCCGCGGTCTCATGTCGCCAGCGATGATCGGCCAGCATTGCAAACGGATCGCGCAGGCGCAGAGTCTCGCGCCATGCGGCGACCGCGCTGACATAATCCTTGCGGAGTGCTACAATCCGGAGGGTCCGGGCCCGTGCGGAGGTGTAGGTCTCAAGATATCCCTGCCCAGTATCGATCCGTGTGCCCGGATCAAGGATGCCGTGTTCAAGCGCGCCGTCGGAATGCGCGATCCAGAAGGTCTGCTCGGTTGCCGTAAAACTATTTGTCATGCTGCGATATCTCCCGTGATGGTCCAGGCCGCGCCCGCGTTGCGCAGCGTTGCGGTGCTCAAAACGCCGGTCCAGGCTGTCGTCTCCCATGGCAGATTGGCGTCCCCGCTGGCCTGGGGGGCATCAGTCGCGTCATAGAGGGTCCAGGTTGAGCCCAGTTTGAGGAAGTACCAGCCGGTCGCCTTGGCAAAGAGGCCGGTTGCGGCGTCGAAGGTGTATCTGCCGTCCGCGTCCACGGTGACCGCGCCCGCGACCGAGACGCTGCGGGGTGCGACCAGAAACACACGCGCATCGTCCGCATTCGTAAAGCGCGAGGCGGGTTGGTAGACTGTGGTGTTGTAGACTTGGTCGGCCGTGCCGAAGGGCACGAGAAACGGCCCACTTACGGCATCAACGCGATTTGCCCAGCCGGTGAGCAGGCGCGAATAGTTGGCCTCGGAAAATGCGCGCTCGACATCGATTGCCATGAAATCCGCCAGATCGACGCCTGCAGGCCGAAGTGGCCATTGCGAGATGTCCTGATCGAAGCTCTGGCGGTAGCCACGGAACATGTCGCGCATGCTGGTGACATTGGCGACATTCCAGGCGCCAATGGGCTGATTGAACCGATGATAGGGATTGCGGCTGCCACTGTCGCCCGAGCGGAACATGGCGCGCATGGTGGCTACATTGGAGACATCCCAGCCGGAGATGGACGGGCTGCCGCCGTTGCTGCCGCCGTTGTTGAAGTCCGCCCGCTGGTCACTGCCAGCGCCGACCGAGCCAAACATTGCCTCCATGTCGGTGACAGATGACACATCCCACGCCCCGATGTCCTGATCGAAGAAGGCCCGCTGCTGGTTGGTGCTGGCCGAGGCAAACATGAAGGCCATGTCGGTGGCGCTTGAAACGACCCACGCCCCAATCGGCTGGTTGAACAGCCCGCTGAGAAACATCGCGCGCATGGTTGTGACGTTTGCGACGTTCCAGGCTCCCAGCGGCTGATTGTAATCGCTAAAGGAGAACATCTCACTCATGTCGATAACGTTTGAGACGTCCCAGGCATTGAGGCTGCGGTTGAACCCGTGCACCCCCGCCACACCGCGGAACATCCCGGCCATGGTGGTGACATTGGCGGTATTCCAGCCGGATATGTCCTGGTTGAAGCTGCGGGCGAGCGCGAACATGCGGGTCATGTTGGTTGCGGCAGAGGTGTTCCACTGGCTCAAGGGCTGATTGAAAGCATGGGTGTTCTGGCTGATGCCGGGATTGCCCAGATGGCCCATGAAGCCCTCGAAGGACTGGACAGCGCGCACGTCCCAAGCGTTGATTGGCTGGTTGAAGTCGGCCCCGACCTTGCCCGCATTTGCGCGCATGGTGCAGCCGAACATCAGGCGCATTGAGGTGATACGGCTGACGTCCCAATCCGCAATAGGCTGGTTGAAGCGCACGCGGCCATCACGGCCGCCGTAATAATCGCCGATTGTCTGGACGAACATCTCTTCCATCGAGCTGAGGATTTCCCAATTGCCAAGGGAGAACGGGCTGTTCATCTGGCTGTCGGCAAAGGCCTGGAAGACGTCTGTGACGCGGCCGACATCCCAGTTGGCGCAATTGGGGCCCGTGCCGTCCGAGCGAAAAAAGATGCGGCGCAGTGTGGTGATGTTGCGCGTGTCCATATCGCGCAGGTCGGCCGCACAGAGGCTTTCTTGGAACAGCTCCTCGAAACTGGTGACGGTCTCGGGGATGTTGGGCGTGATATAGTCCAGCGCAGTGGTGGTCTGGCGAAACGCACCGCGCAATGACGTGAGCCCCATGGCAAAGCCGATGTTCTCGACGCGCACCAGCCCTGCCTGATCAATGGGCTGGCTGGTGCCATACCAATCCAGACGCCCGGTGATGGTCACGGTGACGCGCGGGCCTGCGCCTTCTGCGTAGAGATGCGGTTTGATCCCGGCGGTGGTGAACGGCTCGGAACTGCCGTCGCCCCAATCGATGGTCACGTTGAGGGGGGTGTTCACGGTGCCACCGCCGAGCGGAATGTGGATCGTGCGCGCCGTGGCCAGTAGCAGATCATAGGTCAGGATCAGCGAGGCCGCGCCCAGAAAGAACACCCGCGGGCTCGACCAGTCGGAATAGATCAGCGGCGCTGAGGCATTTAGCCGCCCACCATAGCGGCTGCGCCAGAGATAGTTTGCGGCAGGCACCAGCGGTGGGATCGGGACGGTGGTGATCGCCCCGCCGGTCTGGGTCACGGTGATGAGGGGTGCGTCGATACCCGGCGTGGCATCGGGCGCGTAAAACTCGGTCTGGGTCTCGCCGTAGCCATAGCCGAAGATCGCGGCGCTCTCGAAATCCGTCACACGCACGGTGCCGGTGATGGCATTCACGCGGGTTATTGGGCTGGGGCGCGAGATCAGTTCTGGAAAGGTCTGGGCATAGGGAACCGAGAAGTTCGATTGCGCGCCGCCGGTGCCGGTATAGGCAGCGCGCCAGAGCACACGGTCACCGGGGCCAAAGCCATCCTCGGGAAACTCGATCTGATAGGCATTGCCGAAACCGGGCACGATCCGCGTCAGCGCGCCGTCGAAATCCACGCCATTGCTGGAAATCTCGAAGATGGTGCCGGTCTGCTCAAGGCCCGCAGGCGAGCGAAACGTGGTCAACCGCAGTTGGGTGCGTTCATCGACACTGAAGGGTACGAGGGCCGAGGGGCGCAGGATCTCGTTGTCCTCAATGGGCACAATCCATTCGAGGCCGTTGGAATAATAAAACTGGCCGTCCTCGCCCACGACTGCCGCCCCGAAATATTCCGCAGCATTGAGCGGAATCGGCAGAGGATAGATCAAGGACTGGCCGACAAAGCGGCCGCGGCCGGTGGCGTAGCGCAGGATGCTCATGCGATCACCGTGAAATCTTCGCGTTGGTTGAGGATGAAGGAGAAATGCGCGATGGCGGCCTCGCCTGCCTCAACCTTCATCTGGAAACGCTCGCCCGCGCGCAGCACCTGGCGATCGAGCCCGATGGAGAGAACATCGCCTGCGGGGGCGAAGGCGCGGTCCAGCAAAAGCCAGGGTGTGTTATTGAGCGCGAGGATCCGGATCGAGACGCGCACGGCGGCCTCGGCGGTGGGGGTGATCAGCACGCCAGTCATGATGGCGGCGGTGCCGATGCTGCGGGCAGGGTTCGGGCCCTCGGCGGGGATCAGGTAGTCGGGCACGTCATAGATGGTCGTCCACTCGACGCCGATTTCTGCACGGACGACCTCGAACAAATTGAGGGGTGGACGCGGTGTGGTGATGGTGACCATGGGTTCAGGCTCCGAGACCGATGATGAGGGGAAGCGCGATGTTCTGGACACCGCGCGAGAAGGCTTGGCCTTCGATGGTGTTGCGCTCGAAATCGACCCGCAGGTCTTCGCCGAGATAGGTGTCGCCGACCTCGGTGGAGAAGGTGGCGTAGATTCGGCCACCGCCGGTCTTCAGCAGGGTGCTGGCGGGATCGGGGGCGCGGCCGGTGCCACGCTGGCTGAAGGGCAGCGCGTTGTAATTGACGCCGGAGCCTGCGTAGCTGAACTGCTGGCCAGTAGCCTCGATCACGGAGGCAAAGCCCACACGGTAATCCTGCGGGCGCATGATGACATCCGAAATTAATCCGATTATGGCGGTGATCATCGCCTGTGCCGCATTGCTGTTGACCCGATCAATCAGTTCCAGTCGGACCTGCTCCCAGCTGGCGAGAAACAGCGGCACAAGAGCGACGGAAAAGGCGTAATTGGCGTTCCAGTCAAAGAGCCCTTTGGCAAAGGACTGCGCGCCGCGGTCCTGGCCTGCTCGCAGATCATTGATGAGACTGCGCAGCAGGGTGCGGGTGTCGCGCTCGGTGAAGGCCTTGTCGCGGTCCGAGAGGCCATTGAAGCCTGCAAGGGTTGGATAGCGCGTGCCCATCAGGGCGGTGATGATGGCCTCGGTCTGAGCGGTGATTGTGTTGGCGGCAGCGGTGTGCGTGGCCAGCACGCCGGTATCGGCCAGCCCTTCGATCTGGACCGTGTTGCGAAACCCCGTCGCCGCCAGCGCGTAATCGCCAAAAGTGTTGTTGGAGTTGGCGACCGTGATCTGGCCGCCGTCATGGGCCCAAAGGCCGACGCGGGCCCAGTTGGTGAAGACCGAGACCAGCTGGACAAAGGCGTTGCGGGTGACGGCGTAGCCCACGCCATTGGGATTGATCGCGGTATAGCTGTCGACCACGACCGAGCGCAGTGGTGAGGATGGGGCCAGCACCGATCCGTCGGCCAGCAGGTTGCCCCCGCCGCGCGGCATCAGGGGATTGCCTGCGGCTTTGTCGATGGGCAGGGCCATCTGGTCTTGGGTGAAGCCATGCAGCTGCGAGCAATCGGCTATATAGGGCGATCGCGTGAGCAGCTCGCCGGGCTTGAAGACGAAGGCCCAGCCCTTTTGCGGTGGCCCGCCCGCCAGGGTGTAGGGCTCATGGCGCAGATTTGCGAAGGTGAAGCCGCGGGCTTTGATGCCATTGGACATCTGGAACATGTTGTTCACCTCTTGGCCGGGCGGCAGGCTCAGCTTGGTGACGCGCAGGTCGTAGCCGTAAAGGGCGCAATTTGCGGGGATCACCGTATCGGGGGGCACGGTGTATTCGCCGGGCTGGACGATCACGATGGCGGGCAACGCGAGGGCTGCAGCGCGCGCGAGGCCTTCGGCAATGGAGGCCAAGGGTGCGGTCAGCGAGGAGCCCTCGTTGAGGTCCTTGCCGTCCATGGTGACATAGAATGTGCGCGCGACGGGCAGCGAGACAAAGGGCAGCCGCTCGAGGCTGCAGACCTCGACATCTGTGGCGTGGTTGATTCCGAACGTGCGCACCCAGGGAATGGCGTAGCGTGCGCCGATTGGGGCCACGACGCTGGAGGGGCCATCGGCTTCTGCCACGACGGAGGTGCGGACCTCGCGGCGCCCATCGGCGACGCTGAAGTTCAGGATGGTGTTCACGGTCGTGCTGGACAGCGGTGTCTTGTCCGCTGCCAGCCAGTCGATGCCGCAGGCAATGGCGTCGTCGGAGGGATCAGGGCTGTTTGTGGCCCGCCGAAACACCGCGCGGAATGCATAACGCTCCTCGGCCTCGATCGGCACTGGCGCGACGGCTGTGACCTGCTGGCTGGAATTGAGGCGGACGACTTTGCCGTCTGCGGTCTGCGCAACAAGCCCGCCGTCAATGTCGTACAGCTGAGGCGTATCGCCTGGGCGATGTTCAAGGGCAGTATAGGTTTGCATGGGCGAGGTCCTTAGCTGAGGCGGAGTTCCACAAGCGGGATTGAGGTGATCGAGCCGAGACGCTCGATGTCGAGGGTGACGTCCATCAAATCGCTGTCGAAGCGGACGGGGACGTCGAAGGCGAACCCAGCAGTGAGGACGACGCCCGGATCGGGGGCGACCTCAAACGTAACGATTCCGGTGGTGGGGTCGCTCGACCAGCCGTTGAACTGCTCGGCACCGCCCAGCGCGACGCGCACAGAGTCCGCCACAGGCTTTTCGATCCTGCGCTGGTAGATGTGGGGTGCGGTGCCATAGGCTTTGGTCAGCGCGAACGCTGTCGTCTCGCCATCCCCGGTGCCGATCACCTGATCCATCTCAGAAACGCCCTTTGAGGGCGCGCAGGATTTGTAATCTGCCCAATCCTTGAAGCGGAAGCCGTAGAGACGTCCCAGCCGGGCCTCAAAGAAGGCGACCACCGCGTGCAGATCATCCGCGCGCCGGACCCCGTAGGAGACGTCGTAGCGGCGTCGGGATGCAGACCAGGAAGCGTTCCGCTCCTCGCGACCAGAAGCAAGCTCGACAATCTGCGTGCGGCGCTGTGGCCCGCCGCGCGCGCCGCGGCTGATGTTGTCGGGGAATCGCACCTCGTGAAACGCCATTACATGCCCCTCCGGCCCATTGAGACCGCGCGCGAGATATCGGCGGCGACCTGCGTACGGCTCTGCCGAAAGCTCTCCGCGTCGCGGGTCTGGATGTTGACTGTCACGCTGCCACCATTGTTGCCGCCGAAGTCCCGCGTTTCTCGGCGGGACAGAACGCGCTCGCCACGCTGCAGGATCGCCGGGACCTCGTCTGATTTGAGCCCAGCCCAGCCACCCTCGTGCATCCGGGGCGCGTTGGCGAATGCCATGGCAGGCACCATCCGCAAGGGCGCAGGACCCCCGACAATACCGCCCTGGTGGAAGACACCGGCAAACATGCCGCCGAGGTTGCCCAGCGCGCCGGAGAGTGCATTGGTAATGGGGCCGAGGATGAACTTGCGCGCGCCGAGCTTCGCAAGGTCCGCGATCATCGATGTGACCAGGCCTTTAAAGTCCAGCTTGCCGGTCTTTACGAAGTTCCCAATCGCATCTTCCGCACTTTGAAACGCGCTCACCAGCACGTTGCCGATGTCTGCACCTACATCGCGGGCTTTGTTCGCGTATTCGCTGACCGCATTCACCACGGCCTGCCAGCCGGTGGCGGCTGCCTCTGCACCCTCCGCTGCGTCGGCGCCCGCCTGCTTTGCCGCACCACCTGCGCGCCCGGCCTGTCCCTCGGTCTCCTCCAGCGCATCGTTGAACCGGTCCGCTGAATTGGCGGCACTTTCCAGCGCTGCGCCGCCTTCATCGCCCGCGCCAGAAATGGCATCCTTCAGTGCCTGCCAGGCGGTCATGG